GACTTCTGGAGCAGCAAGCTACGTCTCCAAAATGACAATTGGTTGTTCAAGAAATGGTGGAAAAGCTGGAAGTCACTGGGACTGGAAGGACCAGGACTGCTGTTGGATATTGGTGCAAACTATGGTGTTGCCAGCTGGGAATTTTTGAGTCAAAGCTTCTGTAGTCAAACAATTATGTTTGAACCCATTCAAGAAAATTGTGAATGCATAATGCGTAGCTATGCAGGCAAGGAAAGCATTTATCAAATCCACAACCAGGCAGTGAGTCAACAAAGTGGAGAAATCAGCTTTCAATACAATCCCAAACAAACTGGCACCAGCCATATTGTGGGATCAGAGGGCGGAAACCGCACTGTGAAAACTGTTTGCATTGACAGCCTTGATCTTCCCAAAATCAAGCTCATGAAAATTGATGTTGAAGGTCATGAGCTTGATGTTCTCAAAGGTGCGGCTGCCCGTATTCAACAAGACCAACCTTGGATATTCTTTGAATGCAATCACAATAATGCAGTGGAACTGCAAAAAGTCACTAATGTAATCAATTGGTTCTTGGAACATGATTATGTTCCTATTAGTAGTAGCTATCATCAAATTTTGACTGAAACTGATATCAGGGCCAGCAGCCTCGCAAGCAACAGCATCCTGGCAGGTGTGAACGATCTATTGGCTGTGCCTCGAGCCCTGCTGCCCAGCAACAGTGAGAAAGTCCATCTCTACAAAGTGTATCAGGAGCAATTGACAAAATCTGGAAAAGTCAGCTTTTGGAAAGATAGGGTGCCTTGGTTTCAGTTGAACGCTAGGGAAATGGCCAAGCTAGACAAACTGCCGGAGGAGGGAGAAACTTTGTCTCCCAGCCGCAGTAACAAAGTTTATACGCGAGAGGGAGATTTGGTTGTTTTTACAGAAAGGTTTTTTCAACAGTTTCCAGAATATCAAAACGCATTGAGTGATATCTTTACATGATCAAAGGAGCTGGATTTGTGTCCAGCTCCTTTGATTGTTAAAAGCCCAAGCTTTTCAAAGCGTCCTTGGCCATCTTGATGCCGTCTTCAGCAGCTTTGGCGTCTGGACCCTTGCTTGCACCACGCGGCAGCACACCCTCGCAAATCAGCGTTGCAATAACTGGGGAGATGGCTGATCCCACAGCAATACCAACACCGGCTGGTGTACCCCAGAGATATGCATTAGTAATCGTTGTGTTGATGCAATTTGACAGAGCATTGAACACAAGTGTCTTGTTCACTTGACCCTTTACCCCTGGAATCAAAAACAAGCCTTCGGTTATGATGTAACTGATACTGCAACTCAATGCCATAGTTTGTGCTGCGGAGGCAGCCTTACCCGCTTGTGATGCAAACCAGGCAACCCAGGTCATGCTGGCTGCGGTTGAATTCACAGTGCCTGGATCACCTGGAGCAGGCTTGGGAGCAAAGTAGAGCACTATACCAGTTGTGAGTGCATAGTTCAAGCCAATTCTACAGGCATTAGCATCCGCCCAGGCATATGCATCTTCAGCAGCTTTGACAACTGCCTCAGCACCATCCTTATACAAGTCTTGTGCTAGAGCACTGCCCTTCTTCCACTCATCACTAGCAACGTTGATGCCCTGTTTGGCAGCCTCTTCGGTGTTTTTGGCAACGGTGTTGGCAACACTTGCACTCACAGCAGCAGTATTGTTAGCCAAGCTTACTGAATAATTGTAGGCATCAGACGCTGCCTTAGATGCGTCCTTGTAGGCATCAGTGGCTGTGTTGGCTATTGTGTCAACAGCCTTGTCAACAGTTTTGGTAGTTTCTTTAACCACAGTGTTGCTGGTGTCAGTGACAGTTTTTGTCACACTGTTGGTGGCCTTTTTGACGTCCTTGGTGCTGGGCATTTTTATTTTCATTCTTGGTCCTTATATACATAGAGAGTTGTTGCCATCATTATAGCAGAGTCAGGACATACATTGCTACTTTGTTACTGGTGTTACTGAGGCAAAAATACTAACAAGGTAAGTAGGAAATGTATTTTTTTACACCCAATTGGCACATCAATTCTAATATTCTGTCAGCATTTGGGCTTTTTTGAATACTCAATAAGTTTCTGATAACTCTCTCGTCATCTTCTTGGTCAGCTAACAAGCTAATGTGTTTCTTGATCCACTCAAGGTCTGTTTTCACCATAAGTGGTTGTGGAAACATAGTCAAGGCTTTGAAGTATCGCATGATTTGGTTGGGATCGTCCTTGATGTTGGATTTAGTATCAGGCAACATTCGGATACGACTGTGCTTCAAATCGGCGTATCCGCCTTGATAATCCCAAATGTGGCCATGTAAATCCATACTCATGCTGTTGATTGTCAGGTCCCGCATTTCACTGTCTGTAGCCCAGTTTTTGGCTTTTTTGAGAAAAGGTCGAGCACCTTTCAACTGTATCCTGTAACCCAAACTGGTTATTTCCACTTTGTTTTTGTCCCCGTTCTGCCTAAAAACGGCTTTGATGGTGCCATGTTTGATGCCCTGTGTTTCTGCCTCAATTCCATATAGGTTCAAGAGAAACAACGTTTCACTAGGATCTGCGTCCACTACCAAATCAATATCCCGTGGTTTTTTATGTAGCAACATGTCTCTCACTGCACCACCTACAATCCGAGTGGACACATGATGATCATGAAGAATTTTCAAAATTTGCCGCGTATTGGGATCAATAAATTGGTCCATTATTTGCATATCAACTTGTGCAACTGGCTTTGTGGGATACTGTTTCATAGGATTATTTAGAGGCTGAGACGCCATAAGCCCTGTGTATACGTGCTCTTGGGAAAAGCTTTCCATTCTTGATTCGTCCAAAGAAACCATTTTTGACTGTATTGATTCAACACCAATGTCTGCAAAGGGCTGCTGCTGTCAAAGGCCAAAACCCATTGTGAGCCGTTGTATTCAATTATATCGTTGGCAATAACAGGGTAAATTACTTGCACAAAATCTCCAATTTGTGCAACAGAGTCTCCTGACAAAACCACTTGGTATTGAAGTGCATTCAATTGTACAATTTGCACAACACTTGCAGTTTGTGTAATGCCTGACCCAAATAGGATTTGCATGCTGCGGTTCAGGCTTAACTGGGCTTGATCAACAGGTTCTATTACCAGTTCGTTGGTGCTGACCCTACCAACTACCAGTGCCTGCACATTTGGTATTGCCTGAACATTGCCCCACGCGCCGCTTTGAAATGCAATTTCATTTGTCAACAAATATCTTTGACCAAATCTTTCCTCAGTCAAGCCAGAGCCAGGGTAAGTGCGCTGTGGATCAATAACAGCAGTGATGGGAGGAAGTTGATCTCCAGGCCAACTGGAAAGTTCGCCTTTCCAAATCAAATAGTTTTGGTTGGTGGGATGAAAATCAATATATCCCACAATGTCAGAGTCTCTGTTGTCAAGATCATCTGTTGACAACAGCCTTATTTGGCTAGCGTTTTCTTGGAAACTGCTTTGGGGTTTTACTGCGCCATATTTGTCCAAGAGCCTCCACCAAGCCAAGGTTCCGCCCTTGTATATGGTGGGCTGAAATCCCAAATCTTGGATTGGTGTGCCTTCCACGTTTTCCAAGACAATATCTCCACCAGTCATGTTCCAAAATTCAATTTGCTGATTCAAATTAAAAACTGCGTTCAAACTGGGTTCAACAGTTCGCACTCGAATCAAGTTGATTAAATCATCAATACTTGTGTTGGGTATTGTTATAGCTTGCCCATTGAACTTGAATGTAGTACCAGGTGTCAATACAGGATTTTTTCTGCCCAACACACGGGTCGGCAATGTCTGAGGATCAATCGTACTACCAGAAGGACTTTGTAGGCTGATTTCCCAGGTGTTTTCACCTGCATTGGCCATGGCAATACAGGCATCCAGAGGAGTTGTTAACACTCTACTCAGCAAAGACTGTTCGGTCCACTCCATTGTGTTGGGATCATATTCACCTTCACGTATATTTGTTACAATCTCTTGAATTATCTTTTGTAGTTTTACTTTGGCTGGTGGATTTATGAAAATTGGCACTTTGTATTCAACAGTACAAACATCAATGGGGTTTTCTGTACCAATGGGAATACTTCGACTGCTCCAAGTGATGTTTGTGGGCTCAAGGGTTGTAATAGCTGTCCAGTCCAAGGGATTGTTCGATGTTTGAATATCAATCATTCCATTATAGAGTACTTGGGTTTGCTCAATAAGCTCTTCTTTTTGGTTAAGGTTACTGGTCCAAAAGTCTACGTTGAAGGTCAGGTCAAAAGGTACAGCCATATAACGTTCAACAGTGCTTCTGTTACCTTGTGTACCTAGGTAGCGACTATTTTCTCCGTCGTATTCACGTTCAATAACGTTTTGTGTTGAAACAAGGCTTGGAGCATGACGCCGGTTGGGTGCCAAACTCATGGCTGTCAAATAGACTGAGATGAAAGGGGCTGTTGGTAATTTGTTTTCACTGTTGGCATTTGTGATGGTTTCTGCCAAACGTGAAGGGTCACCATAGCGACAAGGCACTCGCCTCAGCTTCGGGGTGCCGTCGCTGTTGATACCCATGCTTACACTGAAGTTGCTGAATGCTCGTATGACTTGAAGTCTATACTGCCGTAGCTGTTGGTTGTACCAATATTCCATTAGCTGAGAAACAAGTCCCTTTCAGCATTTCGGCGGCGGGTCAAACCTGCCAGTTCTTTGCCACCAGCTTTGTTCCATTTGGGGAACTCATCAGCAGCACCAGCATAGTCACCTGCATTGAGCTTTTTCAAGAGTGTGCTGCTACGTAAATTGCCAGCGCCTAGATTGTAAGTGAAACTCACAAGTGCGTCAAATTGGTTTTGTGTAACTGGCACAGAGACAGCACTGTTAACAGATTGCTCAAATGCTTTGACATCAGTTTTCAGATAGTCGTTGGCTTGGGACTCTGTTATAACTGACGGCACTTTAACTGCTTGACTATTGATTTTGGTTGTGCCATAACCAATAGTGGCTACACCTGCAGGACAGATATAGGCGTCCAATCGCAAGCCTTCAAAACTCTTGATAAGTGATAGCCCTTTTTCGCCTGTTGTTTTACTCATGTTTGTCTCCTCATAAAATATCTGGATCGAGTTTGGGTTTGATAGCTGTGCGCAGGTTTTGGCGTTCATCAATCACACTACCATCTGTGAGAGTGGTTTTGTTTTTGTTGTTTATGAAGCTAGTGAGCACGCGGTTAGCGGGTAGCCACGGGGCCCTATAATTGGTCTCAACTCTCTTCCACTTTGATGCAGTCCGTTTGTATAATACAGGGGGAACATAATCTAAGCGAAGGAAATAGTCGCCTTCTTTGTTAACAGCGGGAAAACTTGTGCCAGAAGGCACAGGTTTGCTTTGGTTTGGTGGGATACCGTCTGAGTTGTAGACTGAAATAGGTTGGTCTAAGTCCTCTTGAAGGATGTAAAAGTGTGTGCTTTGCCAGTTTCTGAATGCCACGTTAGCAGTAGCCTCTTCCAAAACACCATCGTTGATGCTGATTTCTTTGTCATATACGCTAGTGATATCACCAATTGTAGGCATGCTGCCGTCAGGATTGGGCTCAGGCACAATTCCATCTCCACGATCTTCCAATTCTTTATTCAAAATGTCCTGGAACTCTTGACTGTCTGTAAGTGGTTGGCACTTCACACGCCATAGATGTGCCCACCAAGTGGGGCTAAATCCTTCTGCAGGACGTGTGCCCTCTTGGATCACGTAAAACTTGTTGATGGGCCTGCCATCCAAAGTAGTGTCGTCTCTCATGTGCAGCACTTCAAGTACATCACCACTCATTAACCGTCGGCCCAGTTGGGTAACCATTTGGTTGATATGAAAGGTTATGAAAATTGTATCTGTTGACAGGAAAAAACCAAACTGCTTCAAATCAAACTCTGTGTCAGTGACTAAGTAGTGTCCCTTGAGGCTGTAGACGTCGTTGTCATATTTTCTGTCTCTCACCTCCAAGTTCACTAAGTCTGATATGCTGAGTAAGTTGGTTTCGTCTGTGTCAGGTGTAACAATCTTGGGATCTGGATTCAGTGGCCCAACGTACTTATGGCAATAAAATTCTGTACCACCCATGTTCATATACTGAGATGCCATGCGATCAAAGAACTTGTAATCTTTGTTTTTCGCACCAACTCCATTCCAGAACGTCAACGGCGGCATAACATTTTCCTCATTTGTGATATTTATGATAGTCACACTCCTGACTCTTTCTTATGTTGAAAGCTGTATTACAGTCGTATTAAAACTTTAGAGCCTCATTGCATATTTGGAAAATCGTCGGCAAACTGAGATTACCAAAAGAAACTATGAAAGGAAACTTTATGGGTTTGAAAAAATTGTTGATGGCTGCTGCGTTGATGGCAATGGGTGCTACTGGTGTAGTTGCGCAACCAATAAACGGTGCTGGTGCCACTTTTCCCAACCCGCTTTATCAAAAATGGGGAGAGGAAGCGAAGAAAACTGGTATTGCACTCAACTACCAAAGTGTGGGCAGCGGTGCTGGGCAAAACCAAATCCGGAACCGCACTGTGGATTTTGGGGCCAGTGATGCTCCTATGAAACAGGAGGATTTGGAAAAAAACAACTTAGTGCAGTTTCCAACAGCTATGGGCAGTTTAGTTGCAGCAGTCCATGTGCCGGGTCTAGAGCGAGAGCAACTGAGACTCACTGGTCCAGTGTTGGCAGACATCTATCTAGGTAAGATCGTAAAGTGGAATGATCAACGCATTGTGGAACTGAATCCAACAATTCGCTTGCCTAATTTGACTATTGCAGTGGTGTATCGCGCAGATGGCAGTGGAACAACCTTTGTTTGGGCCAGTTACCTATCGGCAGTGAGTGAGCAATGGCGCACCCAGGTAGGTACAGGCACCTCAGTTAAGTGGCCCACTGGCACTGGAGCACGAGGAAACGAGGGTGTTAGCGCCAGTGTGCGTCAGATCATGGGAGCCATTGGTTATGTGGAAAATGCCTATGCTCAGCAAGCTGGATTGGTTACCACGCAAATCCGCAACCGCGATGGACATTGGGTGAAGCCCACTCACAAGGCTTTTGAGGCTACAGCAGCATCTGCCAACTGGAACGTGCCTAACTTTGCTGTTGACCTCGTTGACCAGCCTGGCGCCAACAGTTGGCCTATTGTGAGTCCCACCTACATTCTGTTGCCGCGTGATCCTCGCAACCCCACCAACAGCCTCACAGTGATGCGATTTTTTGACTGGGCTTACACACATGGCGACGAGATAGCTGAACGGTTGGATTATGTGCCTATACCAGCTGTAGTGAAGGCCAGAATTCGCCAAACCTGGGCAAGTGAGGTGAAAGCCCCTGACGGTAACCCCGTCTGGAAGTGACGACGAGGTCGTGCCCCGGAACCCGGTTGCACTCTTGAGGGCACACAACTTGAGGCAGCAGGGCAATGTGCCGCGCTGCCTCAAGTCTTGGGTGTTGCGGAAATCACACATCAAAAAAATTGGCAATTTGGCAAAGAAAACGGTTGACACTGGGCCCAACTAGCTATATGTTGGGCTCATAGAGACAGGAGTTACCCAAATGGCTCGGTTGACGCGCACTGACACAAAGCTGCAAGAGATCTTGAACAGCCGTGGTGCACCCGACTTCAGCACCCTTGACTACACGGCCCCAGACTTCAATGTGAGGTATGGGCTTGCACTGAACTGGGTGCATCAGGCTGCTGAGCCGGAAGAGCTGATTCGCGAAGCGCAAGCGTATCTCACGCAGGTGGGCAGGCCCCACGATGCTGCTGTGGTCAAGAACGTTCCTTTTGGCACCCAGCAGACTATGGGTAAGATTGCTTACTGCCTCAATCGGGGAGCTCAGCTGAGCCCCAAGAGCTACACTTACATTGACAATGCGTTGCAGCAGGCCAAGCCCAACACTGACATTGGGATGGAAAACCTCACGCTCAGTGCCTCAGGCAAGCTGATTGAGGCATATGTGGCTTGCTATTCCCGGATTGACAACCTCAAAACCCTTGTGCTCAAGGGCAAGATGGAGCTCCGGGAGCTGGCTGTGGAAATTGAAAAGATTATTACCAAATATGGTCATCCCAAGGTGCGAGTCCGCCTGCAGGAGCACTATGCTGAGGCGTTTGCTGAGGCACAGAGCGACAAGCTGATCCAGGACTGGCAGAAGCCGCTTAAGGCTATTGTGCGTGCACTTAACAGCAATGCGGAACCTGAGCAGGCTCGCCAGGACAAGGTTCTGCCCAAGGCGGTGAAGGCAGGCAAGGCGCCTGCACGCAAGGGCAAAGCTGTGAAGACGCAAGCCAAGGTTAAGGCTCCAGCAGCAGCCAAGCCCAGCAAGGACGCAGGAAAGCCCAGCGTTGCAGCCCAGGTGCGTGCGCTGATCCAAGACCACAAGGGCAAGGTAAATGAGGCACAGATGGTAGATGTGGTTGTCAAGGCCCTAGGCCTCACTACTGCACGCGGCAAGAGCGTGGTCAAAGCTTTCTGGGGCAAGGTGTAACAGGCTTTGACTCAAGAAACGCATCTTGAATTTGCCTTGAAGTGGACTAAATGCTGGGCGGGCTGTTATCAAACTTGCCTGCCCAGCCAAGACGTGTTGGACACCATGTGTGAGGAGTTTGCCCAAGCCAACGCCAATAGTCCTTGGGTCCGGGTAGTTTTGGGTTGGATGTATGAAAAAAGTCAATGTGAAAATGACCAAGACCTATTCCTCTGGTGCGACAAGCTGGGACGAGTATTGACGGGACCATACTTTGTCAAATATCGGGTTGACCCAGCCAGCCGAAATGAAATGATTGACGCCTCAGTTGGCAATCTTGGTATTCAAATCTGGTGCAGTTCCCTTGAGGATGCTGCGATAGTAGGGCTTGTGTATCCTGAGTGGATAGTAACCCAACGTGTTTTTCAGGCAGCCCAGATGCCAGACACCTTGCGCGGGATGGGCAGCCCGCCACTTATTTTTGGTAAGGAAATGCATCCATGATAGCTGATGGCATTTTAATTTTCTTGATGATTGGTGCAGGTATTTGGAGTGCCCGATTGAGCGTCAAGAGTGCAATTGAAAACAGCACTACGCCCAACGGCTGTATCCAGTATATGCTCCATGAGACTTATTTGGTAACAGGAATCCTGGTGCTGCTCTATGTCATAGGATGGGTTGACATATTTGTGATGACAATGTTTATTGTTCGTACGGCTGAACTCTTGGTATATGATTATTCCAAGCTGATCCAAAACTACCACACGCTAAAAGAAGGGAATAGCTGATGGCTGGACAACCAGGACGTATGTTCTTATACGTGTGGAGTGAGAGCACTAATCCACACGAATGCAAATTTGGCGAACGTTGGGTCCTGCCAGATGAAACTCCTGCAGACTCAGTTCGAGCTCGAGTGCGCGACAGCCTTGGCGTGCGGAAAGATCTCTTGCGAGCAGGCATTGTTACAGTTGATCATATTTGGGACGTAACTGACTACGCCCAGCGCGTGGGCCGCAGCCGTCAGCATGCAAGGATGGACGACTACGTTCGAACCTTTGTAGGGCATCGCAAAGGCACTACTGGTGAGATCCACATGCTCAGCAGTGCGGAACTGATTCTCAAGGTCAACCAACATCTTGCCAGTGTGAATCAAGCACTGCCTCAGGCAGGCTTGAGCACTATGCAATACAGCATGTGCACACAAACCCTAGATGCCTTTCAAGCTGGGAAACATGTGGTGCTGGCTGAGCTGTGTGCTCGATTTGGCAAGACCATCTACAGCGGCGCAGTAGCTCGCGAGCTTGATGTGCCTTTGGTGATTGTAGCCAGTTACGTGAAAACAGTTTTCGCCAGCTTTGCCAAAGACCTCACCAGCTTTGAGCAGTGGGCACACTACCAACATGTGGACACACAGAGCGAAGGCTGGCAAGATCTTGTCTCAGGGGCATTGAAGAAAAAGAAACCTGTGGTATGCTACCTCAGTATGTGCAGCGGTGGTCAGCGCGAGGCCCGCATCAAATGGCTGTGTCAGAAGAGGGTAGACCGGCTGTTGATTGTCGATGAGGCTGACTATGGCAGCTATCGACCTGGGCAGGCTGAACTGCTGAAGAAATATATTGGCAAGCGCGATAAGGTTCTCATTATGACCGGAACCAACGCTGACAGGGCCAGCAAGCTGTGGAAGATTGACACCATGCTGAGCGTGACCTATCCAGAACTGTTGATCCAGAAGCGTGCTAGTCAAGAAATGAATTCAGCCAATGCTTAAGCATTTCAAGATTGAAACCTCTCGAGACCTTCTTGTGTCTGACATGAGGCTGTTTCAGCTGGACCTCAGCGAGCCTGTTATGCAGAGTGTAGCTGCTGGCGAGTTTGATGACGAAGACATGAAGCTGCTGCCCAGTTGGAGCAAGTTTGCAGCGCACCCGCAAAAAGCCAAAGGTTTTTTTGTGCGGATGCTGGAGACAGTGTTCCTAGGCAAGCACGGTGTTGATCCTGCCAATGTGGATCTACAAACCCAAAACTGGTTTGGTCGCGAGCGTCAAAAAACAGCCATGATGTTTGTGCCAGGAAGCACCCGAGTGAAGGATGGCCAGCTGGCTGCCATTGGTGTGATTGCGCAAAGTGCTCTGCCAGCTTGGCGAGTGATTGTGTTGGGTGGCAACATCCTCATTGATGGACAAAAAGTGCGCAATGCTAATGCTGAGCGAAAGGTAAGAGAGCAAATGGAACAAGCTGTCAAGCTAAATCAAAGTGTGCTGATCATCAGCAGCCTTATGGCACAGCGCAGCTTCAGTATTCCTGAGATTACGGAGTTGTATCTGGCTTACGACAGCGGCGAGGTGGGTGCAACTATTCAAAAAATGAGCCGCGTTCTTACCCCAGGCAAAGATCCCAAGAAGGTGGGCAAGATCATCAGTCTTAGCTTTGATCCCAATAGGGACGACAAGTTTGACAGCATGCTCTTGGAAACCACTTTCAACATTACAAAACAGAACCCCAAGCGGAGTGCTGCCGATGTCATGAGTGAAGTGCTGAGCACTATGGACATCTGGAAGGGCAGTGCACATGCCAGTGTACAAGTCAACAAAGACAGATACCTTACAGAGGTTCTTGCCCGGAAAAGTGTAAGCCGAGTTATTGGCAGCAGTGCTGATCTTACCCAACTGGACAAAGATGCCATCAAAGAGCTAGCAACTGGAGTAATTGCCTACCAACGTGCCAATCCTGTTGCATCAGTGCCCAAAGGCAAAACAAAAATCTTGCCCAAAAAACCAAAGTCCTTCAAAGACAAAGACACTGCTGTTGAAGAGATGCGCAGGGCCCGTGAACGTATTACAGCCATTGTAGAGAACATTGACGTAATTAGGGATGGCAGTGGGTGTGATCAACTACAGCAAGCTCTTGCAGCTATTGCGGATGATCCTGATACACAAGAGAGTATTGCAGAAGAGTTTGGCGTGCGTTGGGAAGTGGTGCAGCGGTTGTTTGATCAAGGGATCATCAGGCGTGAATGGCTTGAACTGATTTACGATAGGGTTTAAATTATGCTGAGTCGTCTCAAATTTGAAATCTCACCTCTTGTCAAAGAGATGTTGGATCAATTTCCCAGTTCTGTTTGGTCTAGTTCATCTACAACCTTCCTAGACCCTGCTATGGGCGGAGGCCAATTTTTGGTTGAAATCGAACGCCGCTTGCGTTCTGCAGGACATTCGGATGAGAATATTTCTTCTCGAGTGTTTGGTTGTGAGAAGAACAAACTTCGTGTAAATTATGCTAAGAACAACAAGAAACTTGTGTCAAAAAATCTACATATCAGTAATTTTTTGAACCAGGACTGGGGTGATATGAAATTTGATGTGATTATTGGAAATCCACCTTATCAAAGTCCGGACGCCAAAAAGGTCAAGCTGTGGTTTGATATTTTACAAAAAAGTATGCATTTAGTGCAGCCAGAGGGAGTAGTAGCGTTTGTTACTCCCAACAGTTGGCTTAATCAAGATACAACTGTAGCTGAAAAAACAAGAGAGCTTTTCAAAGGATGCACTTTTATACATATAGCACCAAATGTTTCAAAATATTTTGAAGTGGGAGAACGTATCTGCAGTTTCGTTGTGAAAAAGAGCACAACAGGTTCTTACTCAGGAGAAAAAATATTTGAAAATGAGATGCAGCGACAAAAAAACGATGTTTGTCTCAAACTCAAAAATAGCAATTATGTGAAGGCTAAACAACTTCTCCAACGGGTGTATCACAGTGGTCATCCTAGAGAGTTTGATACTTATGCAGAAAACCCTACAGAGAAAATTGCACACCCAGTAGTTCACAGTAGTGTTGAGACTTGGTATACATCATCTGATGTGTCTGCATTTCAAGGACATAATGTGATTATTAACAACTCTGGATATTATTTCCATGAATCCTATCCAGACAAATACATCTATTATTCAACTTCCAAAGTTGCTGGTGGCAACGCCTTTCAATTGACGTTCCCTTCTAAAAAAGAGGCGTTGAATGCACTATCTTATCTAACAAGCAAGCTCTATAGATTTTTTGTTGATACTACAAAAAGTAGTGGATTTAACGCAACTGCATTGTATCAACTTCCGTTGTTGGATAGCAAAGTCTTATGGACAGATCAGTCAGTTTATGACGCCTTTGAGTTATCTAAAGAAGATATTATACTTGTTGAGAGCAACACTAGGCAAAAGATAGATCAATGAGTGATATTGTAGATGATCTTGATACTTCTCTTCTGTCCAAAGAAGAGAAAAAGAAACAATTTGGTGAAGTATTCACACCACCTGCATTGGTAAATGAAATATTGGATCAATTGCCAAAAGAAATCTGGCAGGATCCAACGAAAACATGGCTAGACAACAGTTGTGGTGAAGGTGCATTTTTGATTGAGGTCAAGAGACGATTGATGGCAGGACTCTCAGAGTGGCAACCAAACGCTAAAAAACGAGAACAGCACATCTTGGAGAATCAACTCTATGGTGTTGAGTTGCAGCGTGATAATTGGGAAAAGTGCAGACAAAAATTGGGCCTTACTCCCACAGGTAATGATGGCAACATTGTGTGCGCCAATGGGCTGGAATACAACTACACGTTTTTGAAAGATGACACGGGTGGGTATGTAGTTGCAGACAATACCTTTGACTCACTTTTTCAATAATATCTTGACGCAATCTATTTCTATGTAATATTGCCTTCAGTAACCCCAGCTAAAGGTTTGCCAATGCTAAGTAGATTGAAGTTTGAGATAGCACCACTGGTCAACGAAGTGCTAGATATGTTGCCAGAAGATGTCTGGACAAGCGACTCAACAACTTTCCTAGACCCAGCTATGGGTGGTGGCCAATTTTTAGTTGAAATTGAACGCAGGCTGAAGAATGCTGGTCATTCCAACCAAAATATTGCCAAGAGGGTGTTTGGTTGTGAGAAGAATAAACTTCGTGTAAATTATGCAAAGAACAATAAAAAGCTGGTATCAGAAAACTTACAGATCTCGGATTTTATCAGCTATGACTGGGGTAATATGAAGTTTGATGTAGTTGTAGGTAACCCACCCTACCAAAACACACATGGTGCCAAGAGGTGGCCAATTTGGCATGAATTTGTTGCCAAATCTGCTGAGCTCAGCAATGAGCATGTGCTCCTAGTGACTCCCAACAGTTGGATTGGTGCAGGCAAAGGTGAAGTCAAAGACACTATTTGGAAGTCTATTACCAAATGCAGCTTGGATGTAGACAAATACTTCAATGTGGGATCTACTTTCAGTTGGTTCAGTCTTGATGTGAAAAATCACAGCAGCAGTTTTGAAGTTAAAACACCACAAGGTGTTTTTTCTGTAGACAAGACAACGGAATGGCTGCCTGCTAAGATCACCACTCAAGCACTTGGTATCAACAACAAAGTGTTTTCCCAGCCTTCCTTTTCCTTCAAACGCGGTGAATGTCACACCAGCAACAAAGAAAAGTTCAGTGACAAGGGCTATGAAGTGTTTCATACACATGCACAAACATTGTATGTGAAAGAAGAACCTGCAAACTATAAGTCAACTAAAGTTGCATTTACTTTGAGTGGCGACATTCGTGCCAAAATTGGCAAAAATTTTGGCACCAGCCAAGCAGTTGCATATCTGGAAATTCCCTATAAACAAAAATCAACAGCGGAATTTGTCTTCAACAGCCAACTTTTTCGATGGCTGCTCCAAAACAATAAATGGAGCGGTTGGAACAGCTTGGATGTAATCAAGCGTCTGCCGCAAGTAGACCTTTCTGTATCGTGGGATGATCAAAAACTATTTGATCATTTTCAACTTACTCCAGATGAAATTTCGGAAATTGTAATTCAAAATCAATAAAGAACAGCAACTAACCTCTTACAGGTTTTGGTCGTCTGCATTCATAAATATCTCCACAAGGGGATAATAAATGAGCAGCACACTTGATTTAAAGCAGGACATTATAAATGACGTAACTAGGCTCCTCGGTGGCTCAATGGTTGAGGTGGAATTAGAGCCTGGAGATTTTCAGCTAGCTGTTAAAATTGCCCTAGAGCGTTATCGGCAACGAAGTTCAAATGCTGTTGAAGAAGCGTATGCATTCTTGGAAATGCAACCAGAGACAACTGAATATTACCTGCCAGAAGAAATAGTAGATGTGCGACAAATCTTTCGCCGTGGATTGGGAGGCAATACAGGAGGCACCTATATTGACCCCTTCTCGTTAGCTTACACCAACCTGTACCTACTGCAAGCTGGTGCTGGGGGTGGATATTCTGCTGGCCTACTAACATTTGAACTCTTTTACCAATATCAAGAACAAGCTGGTAGGATGTTTGGTCGTGACATCAACTACCACTTCAACACTGTAACCAAAAAACTCACCATAATACGCCGACTGTTGACTGATGAATCTGTGCTACTTTGGGTCAACAAAATGAAGCCAGATGACATGATTCTCATGGATCCCTTCAGCAGGCCTTGGATTAGAAGTTACACACTGGCAGTGTCCAAAGGAATGCTGGGAGAGGCCTACAGCAAGTTTGGCCAGATCATTGGCCCACAAGGTGGTTCAACACTTAAAGGCGATTCCTTAAAAACTGAGTCAGTTGCAGAAATTGAAAAACTAGAGATTGAACTCCTGCAATACGTGGACAACGGAACTCCATCCAGCTTTGTAATTTTGGGCTAAAAACTCAATTTATACTTGAAACTTGTCTATACTAGCCATATGAAAAACATCATAGGGCTAGTAGGGTTTCAAGGCAGTGGCAAAGACACTGTGGGCAGTATAATTCAAGAGCTATATCCCAGTTATACAACCACTAGTTTTGCCAAACCCATCAAAAGTGCACTCAGCAGCATGTTTGGCTGGCAAGCCAAACTGTTGGAAGGCACAACAGAAGCAAGTAGAGTTTGGCGAGAGACACAAGACTCTTACTGGACTGAAAAACTAGGCAAGCCCATTACTCCTCGTTTGATGATGCGAGAGTTTGGCACTGAATTGATACGTAATCAATTTTCTCAAGACTTTTGGACAAATCGCTGTGAGCTGTTTCTCCAAGACTCTAAAAAATCAGTTGTTGTAACTGACGTAAGATTTGTCAATGAGATTGAAATGATCAAGCGACTGGGCGGCAAGATTGTTTGGGTAAGACGAGATCCATTACCCGACTATTACAATCAATCACTTTGGTTCAATCAACAAACCAAATTTATTCAATTTGTATCAAAACCATTTTTGCGAAAAATCCATGGAGTTCATAGGAGTGAACGCGATTGGATTGGTACAGATTTTGACTCTATTATCTTAAATAATACTTCAATTCAAGATTTGACTCGAAACGTTACTACTTTTATGGAGACGCTTAAGTGACAACCTTGCCCAAACCCGATGACATTGTATATGTTCCAGATACTGACGATCAAATGTTAAATTGGAAATTTCATGGGGGGTGGGCACAAGTTGGAAGGGTCCTTGTTGGTGTAGTAGAGCAACAGGAAAAAGTTTGGGTGTCTGTTCGAGAATTTGGTGCATTGACATTTGAATGGGCTGAACTAGCTGAACAACAAGACAGTCTCCGACTTCAATTCAGTCACATCCACGCCGGCCCACGCTGACTGAACCAGGGCTTTTTCAGTAGCTTTTCATAAATATCCTACAAGATATTTTTGATGAGGTACAAATGGCCAATCTAACAAGCCCTGGAGTTCAGGTACAAGTAATTGATGAGAGTTTTTATGCCAGTTCGGGCCCTGGCACTGTGCCATTCATTATGATGGCTACTGCACAAGATAAGCCGCAACCAGGCAACGCCACTAGCATTGCCCCAGGTACAATCAAAGCCAATGCTGGCAAGTTGTACCGGATAACAAGTCAGAGAGAACTGCTCCAAACCTTTGGCAATCCTAAATTTTACACCCAAGCTGGCACACCACAGCATGGTAACGAACTTAATGAGTATGGGCTGTATTCAGCTTACCAATACTTGGGGTTGGCTAACAGTGCCTATGTTATGCGAGCTGATGTTGATCTAGGAAACCTTGCACCCACTGGTACAGAGCCCGTTGGTGAGCCAGTAAATGGCGACTATTGGTTGGACCTCACTGCAACTTCTTGGGGCTTGTTCCGCAGTAACGGAAATGTAAACAGTGGGTTGGCTTGGGGTGCTGTACGACCCAAAGTGATTGACACTGCAACACAGCTTCAACGTATTGTGCAATGTTTCCGTGAAACACAGTGCACCAATCCCAATATTGCAATTGTCACTCCTGGTGGCAATGGCACACTGGAAATTGCAGATGTTGTAATAACCATTGAGTTGACAGACACTTTGAACACAATAGTTCAAAAAATCAACACCAATACAACATTGACAAAAAAGGGCATCAAAGCTGAAATCTTCAGCCGACTGGAAAAAGCCAAGGTAGTTGCTCCCACACTTCCTACAGAAGTAACAGTCTACAATCTTCGCTTGGTTGGTAGCGATATCACTGTCAATATAGACATCAGCAATGCAGCTCCTGCCACCTTACTAACTGCTCTTGGTTTTACAAATACTCAACTACCGCCGTTGCCTGGTCCCATATCTCAACCCACTGACAAGCCTCAACAAAACTACATTGTACCTGTGAATGACTTTGGTTCAAATGGTGACCTTGCTATCAATGCTGTGAGTGTTGTGCAGGGCCTTGGATTAACTGTTATGGTACCAGCTGTGCAAATTTTTGAAAAGGTAAACCAAACTACTGCACAAGGAACAGTAAGTCGCTGGTATCCAGTGGGTGGCACTGAAGATGAATATCCTGGACACAGTTGGGCAGCGGCTTCACCAACTATGGTGAGCAGCACTGATCCTGTAACGCAGACTTTTGTAACTGGTACTAGCACATTGTTTCATATTGTTGCTGGTGTAAGCACACCAATTACTATCACAGTTCCGGCAGGCACCTTGGAAACTTTTGTTACCAGCATCAATACAGCATTGGCAAGCACACAAATTTTGGCTACTACATATACAATTGGTGTTAGCAAATATTTGAAGCTGACAGATTATAGCGGCAATACAGTCCAACTACTGGATACTACAACTGCTAGCGGGTTGGGTGGCTTTGCTCGCGCCAACATGAAACTTGCCAGCACTTACTATAAAAGTGTGACAGGATCAGTTGTCAATCCTGCGTTCGTTACTGGTACTAGCCAGATTATTACTGTCACCGCTGGATTTGGAGCTGGCAGCGTCAGCGCAAACATCAATGTAAGTGCAGTATCTCCACTGCCTACGACAATTGCCACTGTTGTAGCTGCTATCAATGCTGACCCAACTGTGGGCTTGACAAATTTGATCAAAGCTGAGGCAACAGCGGACAACAGACTACGTATCTACAGCCCCACAGGCACATTGTTCTCTCTTGAAAACGTAGTTGGGTATGCTACTATCGCACCGTTGGTCTCAGCTGGCATCCCCACTGGAATAACTTATGGTAATAGCTTAGTTTATCAAGGCTATAGTGTGGGCACACCACAACCAGCTGAATTGAAACAAGTTGCAGCAGGTAATATTTGGGTCAACACTGTTGCAGGCAATCGTGGTGCCAATTTTGTTGTGAAACGTTACAACAGTGGCACTGATCAATGGAACACACGTTTGGCTCCACTATATGCAACTGATGCAAGTGCGAATGCAGGGTATGGTGCCAATCGCACAGTAGGCAGCATTTATGTGCGTTACAATGAAAACGGCCCAGATGTATTGACACAAACTGGCGTGCTACTTGTGAAGATTTGGGATGGCACTGCCTGGGTCACAATCCCCAGCTATGTAGCCAGCACTGTGGATTTTGGAGACAAATACACCCAAAGCAGCACAACACCATCAGGCTTGCCTGCAAATAACACATTGTGGTACAATGCAAATTTGAGAGTAGACTTGATGGTAAGCGATGGCAGCACTTGGTTGGGCTATCGTAATATCTATACTGCAACTGATCCCAACGGACCTACTCTAAGTGCAACAGCCCCTACAACACAATCAGGTGGATTGCCCTTGGTGGATAATGACATTTGGATCGATACAAGCGATTTGGAAAATTATCCCAAGATTTACAAAAGAGATGCGTTCAACAGTCAATGGCTTTTGGTAGACAACACTGACCAAAGCAGCAGCAATGGCATTTTGTTCGCTGATGCCCGTTGGACAGCCAATGGAACCAGCACAGGAAGCCAAGCAATTGTAGATATGCTAGCTAGTAATACAGTGGACCCTGATGCTCCCAGTGCATTGCCATATCCTTTTGGATTGCTACTGTTCAACACACGCTACAGCTTTGGTAACGTGAAGGAATACAAAGTCAACTATCTTCCACTTACACAACAAATCAACGGTGACAGAAACCGTTGGGTTACAGCAAGTGGTTTGATGAACACTGGTGCGCCTTACATGTTGCGGAAAGCACAACGTCAATTGATTGTTACCGCTATGGCAAGTGCCTTGGCAGCTAGTGAAGAATTGAGAAGCGAAAGCAATGTGTTCAACTTGATGGCTGTTCCCGCTTATCCAGAACTTTTGGATGAAATGGTTACCTTGAACACTGACAAGAAAGACGTTGCGTTCATTGTTGTTGACACCCCCGCTCGCTTGCAGCCTGATGGCACAAGTATTCAAAATTGGGCCACAAACGCTGCCAATGCATTGGGTAATGGTGAAGAATCACTTATTACTGCTACACGCTATGGCGGTGTCTACTATCCATGGGGATTGGCTACAAATATTGATGGTACACAAATATTTGTACCAGCCAGCATGACTATACTGCGCACCATTGCCTTCAACGACCAAGTGGCTTATCCCTGGTTTGCCCCAGCAGGATTCACACGCGGATTAGTAAGTGCTGTTAGCAGTGTTGGTTACTTGAACGCAGAAAATGAATACGTGCCTGTTGCATTGAGTCAAGGACAACGAGACACACTGTATCAAAACAAGATTAACCCCATTGCATTCATTCCTGGGCGCGGACTTGTTGTGTATGGACAAAAAACCCTCAGTCCCTTGAGCAGTGCATTGGACCGCGTAAATGTTGCCAGATTGATTAACTATTTGAACTATCAATTGGACATTTTGGCCAAACCCTTCTTGTTTGAGCCCAATGACAAACAAACACGCGATTCTGTAGCCCGCACATTTGAAAGCTTCTTTGGTGACTTAGTGGGCTTGCGTGCTGTATATGACTTTGCTGTGGTTTGTGATGAAACGAATAATTCGCCAACACGTATTGATCGCAATGAGTTGTGGATTGATGTGGCTGTCAAACCCACCAAAGCCATTGAATTCATTTACATACCATTGCGAATTTTGAACACTGGCGATCCATTGCCATAATATTTGAATCTATAACAAGAGAAACCGGAGCTCACTGCTCCGGTTTTTCATTAAGCCATATCCATTTACTGCTACCACAATCCCAAATCCTGTTCCAACCTTGCGCCTTGCGATTTTCCCATTCTGTCAAGGCAGGATCATCCTGCGAGTTTTTGCGCAAGCTAAATCTGTGCAGTCGTGTAACATCAGGCCCTTTGAAATACCAATAATTTGGCGTGCCTAAATTTATGCAAGTAAATCCCAATTGTTCATATACAGTTCCTTGATTCCATCTTAAATCACAGTAACTTATAATTTGTTTTGGATTGTAATTGGTTACAAAATATTTGAATAATTTTCCCGCCCCGCCCATAACTTGCGTTTTTGTGATACTGCACAGCCTACTCAATTCCCAGACATCGGCTCCTGTGTTCCGAGAACCTTTGCTGATATTGGGTTGACTAAAGGTTGCCACTTGGATCAATTGTTCCCCATAATACAATCCCAAGCAAATCTTGCTAGCTCCACTGCCTTGAATATGATTTTGCGTGCAAAAGTCACGGGCAATTTTGGCATCAATGGGTTTCACAACACATTTTCTTGCAGCAATTTTGTTGTGACATTTACCTAGTAAGTGTTGTAGCCGACTTTTTACTATGTCTTGTTTGGTTAACCATTCATCTTCAAAAACAGTAATCAAGGATATTCCTTGTGCAGCACATAATTCTTTTTTGTTTTTGTGATAATTTTTATCTTTCCCCTGTAGTTCACTATGCCAATATAGACCGCAATATTCCACTGCAAGGTTCCTGTGTGGAATCAGTATATCCAGTTCCAAGGGAAAAATAGTTGATCGGTTACCACTTAAGACGGTTTCATGTGGCAAAACGGATCGTATCCAGAACAGCAACTCAAGTTCAGCATTGGACTTGACGGGAATTGGTCGGCAAACAGGGCAAATGTCTTTCCGCCACTTGGAAATAGTGAAATATTGTTTTGTAATGGAGAATTGATTGTTACATGCAATACATTTAACAAATACATTTTGACCTTCCACAGACTCACACAATAAATTTGCATCGGAAATTGCTTGTAACATCTTATCATGGCTCAACATTGATTTTTTCAATGCAGACATGCGGCTGCTTGCACTGATCTTGTTTTTGGTTGTTTGTGAGTGTTTTTTGCCACGCATATGACTCCCAAAATCATAACCTTGCTCGTGCAATGTTTGTTTGGCTTTTGCTGCTCGTTGTTGCATCAATTCTGGATTCTGATGTGCGTAATCTTGCACTCCTTGGCGGATCTGATTCCTAGTAGCAGGGCTCAATATGGCCCCTTTTCTGGGATGAGTATCATTCTGCTGCCATTTGACAGTTCGCGCTGCAACAGCTTTGCGTAGATTTTCAAGATGGTCGGGATCTGTAACTTTCTTGCCTTTGTTTGACGGAATTTGACCTTCCCGCTTTTCACTCATTTTTTGTAAGCTGGCTTGCGCATGTTTCTTACCAAACATGCCGTTTTTTTCGCCGCTGCGCGCTAAACTACGTTCTTTTTTGTAGTCTGCACAAGCTAAGCTATCACGCCCAAATTTCTGTCGGTATTGTTCACTACTTATTTGATGAGAGAATTTCAAATGAGTGCTGCTGATAATCTTGTCAAATATTTTTTCACATAACTGACACGTTATTGTCATAGCTATTTCCTTCGTTTTAGTATATAGTTATTTAAGGCTTTATAACAATATCTATCCATAATAATCTGTCTAGACAGACAACAATCCGAACTTAAGCTTAAATACAAGAAAACAATTGCAGGTAACATGACAAGCTCAATTCTTGAATCTGAAGAAATTGACTCAGACCCTCAAACTGACCTTGATTATGAAAGGCAGAGAGTTACTGGTGAGTTGACTAAACTAAGTGTAGCCTTGTTTGAGCACTACAGCTCTACTATGGGGAAAAATGATGCATTGGGTATGTTGATTGAAAGTTTGAGCGAAACCTTAGGCAATATGATCAGTCTTGTTGCTGATGATCATCAACAAGAAGTTATTGACGGTGCACATTTGGTTATTCTGCAAGGCCTAATCAGTCAACAAGAGAGCATTGCTCTATTGGCTTATGGTCAAGTGGGGCATGCCTAAAAACTGCCCCTGATTTTTCCACCCTCTCTCCATAAATAAGTTTGCAATAAACAAGTTTCTGGAGTAGAGCATGGTAGAGACTCTTTCAAAATTCGGCGTTCCCATCAACGGTGCAAGAAATGGCTTGCTCATGCCGAAGATCAAACATCGCTTCCGTGTGCGAGTAATCAATTTTGGGCCCATTGCTGGTGGGTTGGAGTTGACTCAACAGGTAGTTAGTGCAGCCCGGCCCAATGTTTCAATGAACAGCGTTGAGGTACACAGCTACAATTCCATTATGCATTACGCTGGTAAGGCAACTTGGCAACAGATGAACATCACTGTTCGTGACGATATTACTAACAGTGTCAGCAAACTCGTGGGTCACCAGCTACAAAAACAAATGAACTTTTTTGAACAAACAAGTGTTGCTGCGGGCATCAATTACAAGTTTACAACTATTCTTGAAATACTTGATGGCGGCAACGAAACAGTATTTGAAACTTGGACTTTGGAAGGTTGTTTCCTTGAAACTGTTGATTATCAATCACTAGAATACAACAGCAGTGACCCCGTGGACATTCAGCTTACTGTGAGATTTGACAATGCCACCCTTGCGGATGGGTTGTTTGAACTAAATCCGCAATTTAGACCTGGTGTCAGTATAGGATAACCTGTGCCTTTAGCAGCCGATCAAGCGCAACAGCAAACCTCTAATGAACTAGGCGCATCAGCAGGAAGCCGTACTTACTATCGCGGCCTCCCTTTGATCTTGCGCAACAGTAGGTATGCTACAAAACATACAAAAACCAATCGTGTCATTAGTGCAATGCCACGTCAAAAGTTTTTGTTTTATGCAAGCTTCAATGCTGGGCCTGCCATCAGCTCCTTGAGAGAATTCAGCAGTTGGCAATCAGGATTTGCCTTCCAAATCAAAACTATTGATAGGCCTAAATTCTCTCCTGAGGCTAAAATCCTAAAACAATACAATCGTAAGCGTGTTGTCTACACTGGTATCGACTATTCAGATTTGAATATCATTTTGCACGACACTGTTGATGACCGAGTATTACGGGTGTGGAGAGATTACTACAACTGGTATTTTGGGGATGGAAGACTGCGGCCTAATAGTAGAATAGGCAATGCAGTGGCTTGGCGAAGCAGCGTAATTGAAAAAGAGTTTAGTATCGGAAGTGGCTGGGGATTCAGTCCACAACCAGGCCCTGACACTAACTTTTTTGAAAGTCTTGACATTTACACCTTTTATGGTGGCAAGTACACCAAAATGCGAGTATACAATCCAAAAGTGTCCAGTCTTGAGTTTGACAGCTTGGAAACAGAAAGCAGTGCCCTTAACACAATCAACATGACTGTCAAGCATGAAGGTGTAGCTTTTGAGGAAGTAGCTTATAAATTAACTCCTGAATTGATCAGCAAATTTGATTTAGATGGCGGTGACTATTATGAGCCTGCAGACATGTTTGGCGGTGTGAACACCTTTTTGTTGGAATTGGATGACAGCATTCAAAACACATTGGATGGGCTGCTCAACAATGTTGCCAGCAACGTACCTTTTGTGGGACAGGTGTTGAGCAGTCTTGGATCACGTGCCATAACTGCAAGTGGAATAACAGGCATTGGGGGCAGAGTCGCACAGCGACTGGGGTCAAGTGCATTGAGTAGATGGGGGAGATTCATCTAATGGTTCAAGATCTCATAACCAGGAATTTGATTGATCAATCAAATAATTTTGGTCAAGAAAGTATCGTTGTAAATGTGCAAGGCACAAGACAGTTTCAAAATCCCGCAACAGGTGAATTGCAAAACCGTCCCATCAATGCCAGTGCATATGATTTACAAAATAGCCCACTTGATAACAGTTTCCAAATCAATCCCGAAAACTATGCGATCGCCAAAAGCATGTTCTCAGGGCAAGCAGTTCCTGAAAATCTCAGCAACACTTATGGCGCTATTGCTGCGGTAACTGCAAAAAGCATAAACAAAAATCCACAGAGCTTGTTCAAAAACGGTGTTATGACGCCAGACCTGTTGGAGAATTTGAATTTTTTTCGATCAGCAGCAAGTCAAATAGGTTACAACAATGGGCCGCCTGATCCCCCGTATGTCAATAATTTGATGCTCAACGCAAAGATTTTGGCACAAACAACATAAGATTCTAAATAGATGCATGGCAATAAAATACAGTCAAGGCACCTTCACACCGAAAAATCCTGGAAAAGTGGTTGGTAATCCCTCACCTACCTTCCGTAGTTCTTGGGAATTAGCATGCATGCATTTTTTTGATACTCATCCCAGCATAATTCAATGGGCTAGTGAATTTATCAAAATACCCTACAAAAACCCCTTAACAGGCAAACAAAGTCTCTATGTGCCTGATTTCCTAATTGTATATCAGGACAAAGCTGGTAACAACATAGGTGAGCTGATTGAAATCAAGCCCAAAAAAGAAACCTTGATGGAAAATGCCAAAAGCAAAAGAGATAAAGCGTTTGTAATTGTGAATACAGCAAAATGGGCTGCTGCATTTGCTTGGGCAAATAAACAGGGTTTGAAATTTAGAGTTGTGAATGAAGACAGCATATTCAAGCAAAAAGGCAAGTAATGGGACGTTTTGATCAACTGGAACAAACTTTTGACTTGCCTAGACTGGAAGACAGCATATCTCCTCAAGAGTTGGTGGAAACCAGTCTTGAGAAAGCAAAAGATTTGGTTAAGGAATTCAAGGATCAAGATGCTGGTGAAGTTCATGACGATGAAATGAACGAAATTGCCAGTTTGGCGATAGAGTGGGGCAAGAATTTAAATGATCTCGGCATGACAGTTGAAATGCG